GACGACCAACCTTAGATCCATAAGTTCCCTTACCCTGTGGCATCAGTATCTCCCCATTCCCAATAAACTCCTGCGCTGCATTCCCTTCCGCATCTTGGGAACATCCCCCAAAACTTGCTCAGGGCGATCAACAGGCTCCATACTCAAAGAAGGCAACGGCTTTTCCTCCGGCTTCTTCTCCTCGTAAATACTTTGAGCGCTTCTACTACTGCTTCTTCCAAAACACATCAGCTTTGCCTATGCCTCCTTGCAAAATTCCTAGCCGCCTCAACAGAACTAAAACCCCAAGCCTTTAAAGCCAAAGCCTTTCGAGTAGGGCGACCCTTCTCATCCTTCATCGGGCCCTTCATACCAGCAAACCGAGCAGCAAAAGAAACCTTGCGACCAAAGTCCTTGCTCTTCTTAGAAGGAGTCTCCTTAACAGGAGCCTGCAAATTAGACCCCTCCTTACGCTTGAAATAAGCGCGACCAGCAGCGTTCAAACCACCCTCAGGATTCTGATACTTCTTTGCGACCATATCCAACACTCTTCAATGCAGCCTTGGCAACACTCGTATCCGCTCTAGGCGGCTGTGCCTCAGGCTCTTTCTTATACCTACTCATAAAATACCCCTACACTAAAAAAAATATAACTGACAATGCACAAACCTTTAGGGCTAATAATGCTCGTGGTGGACTATTACAGTAACTAGCTGCTAGGTTTTTCCCCCTACCCCCCTTGCTACAGCTTAGCTCGTAACAAATTAACCTAGATCAATACTGACCTTGATGTCACCAGCCACCTGTACCTGACTTCTATCGATAGGTTTATAGCCAGCACGATCCAGTAAATCCTTACTCGCTTCTAGCTGAACGTACTCAGACTTAGCGTTCTGAGACAGCCTACGAACTGTGTTTACAGCCACGGTAGCACTAAGTCCAAACTCTTCATTCATACGCTGCATCATGTACTGTTGCACATGCGGTGTCTTGAGTGCTTTGTAAGCTGAGACGTATCCAGACTTGCCCTCAGCATACCCAGCTTCAATGGCAGCTTTAGCTGGTGGCAATCCTTTTGCTACCATTATATCCACCAGCGCAGCCTGTTTATCAGTTAGCTTCTTAGCGGGAACCACACTACAATCCTTTCTTCTAAGCTGACGACTAACATCTAGCTAACTGCTGTCGTCTGTGTTTAGCTATATGCAGCAAGCTATCATAAAGAAGGATTGTTTAAACATTTGGGCTTATGTCTCATTCGCTAGCCCCCCTCTCCCTCTCTCCCCCCACGCTAACACTATTTCCTATGTTGCTGTCAATAGTTACGTTACGTCACTATACTAATTACCCTACGTCACACTGCATTTTACCAGTTGACATACTATTACATACTACATGGCTAGCATCAGTTTTGCTCGTCAGATAATGCGTCATAGCGCCGTTCTCCCTGTGTCTCTGCGGCCACCTCGCTTGCCATCCTTCATGTCATCAGCCTTCAACAGTTCGCAAGGTACGCTTCGCTTTGCTCCTTGCGAACTGCAAGCGCCTCTGGCGTTTCAGTCTGTGCCATTTGTCTGTCATCGCGAGGGTGGTCCTCGCGACAAACACAGGAGAACTAGCAAATGACTAAGACATTATCTCAACTCGCAAAACTTAAACTAGAGGTTATTAACTATCATAACCACGACATCTCTAACCCTGATGCCAAAACAGGTGGCACTGCTGTCAACGACAAGTTTCTTGTCGGACTAGCACGAGATGCTTGCTATACCTCACACAACAGCTTGAACTTCAAGCGCAAGCAAATTGCTGATGCACTCGGTGACTACGACACAGCAGTCGAAGCTAAGAACATCAGCGACATCGAGCGAAGCCAACGCTGGATCGACCGTCTTTGTCCAGAACTTGACGAGTTACAGGCACGTCATGACGCTGACCTTGAGGTCTACAAGCACATCACATGCGGTGAAACATGGCTTCCCAATACACGCCCAACCGCAGCACCCAAGGCGCGTAACTTCAACGATCTCAGAAAGCGGGTGGCCTAGTGCCCCCGTTACTACTTAATCTCATCACAGCAGTGTCGCTCTTCGCGGCACTGTTTCTATGCTTATCATTGCTAACTTAGGAGGCAAGATGCTCAAAACAGTTTGGATTGCATTCGTGGCATTCTCTACGCCAGAAGAATGCGATCAGTTTTTAAAAACGAATCCATTACTTGCTCATGGTGAAGTGCAGTGCGTCATTCACAAGCACGAAATGCCGCAAGTAAAACCAAAACGAAAACCAAAAGCGTCCGAGTAATATAGTATATGACGTAACGTCACTAATGACATTAGCTATTGTCACTGCAATAATGCAGGGCATAACCCAAGGAGAACTAACATGGAACTTAACTCAACCCAACTAAACACACTGATTGTGCAATACATTCGTGAAGTAGTGCGCGAAGAACTGCATCAGCAAAGCCCAAAAGATTGGGATATAACTGATTATCAATATGAAATCGTTGAGCTAATCAATGAGCAGATCAACAATGCAACTATAACTATAGACGTATAAGGAGAACTAACATGAGACTCAACTACATTGATTATGCAGACCTACCCCTGTCTGTAATGTTTGTAAAAGGTGACATCGAAGCAATCCATGAGTTTTTTCAAGATAACTCAGATGCACTTGGTAAATGCAAGCGACCACATGCAATGAGCCAAATTGCAAATTGCTTTGCAGAAATACATGCAAAACTAGAGGAGGTATAGCATGAAACATTTCTCAATGAACGACTTTAACTTTCCAGTTGAACAACAACCAATCCACGATCAGCTTGGCAATATCATTGCTGGTCATCAAGCTGTTGTGCGTACCGACACCGATCAGGTGTTGGGCGTACACGGATCACGCTATAAAATCGTATCACACGATGATGTAGTCAACTCAGTTCTCGACGGAGTAAAGTCAGCAGATCTATCAGACGATTATGAAGTCAGCGTCGATGTACTTGAAGACGGTCGCAAGCTAAGAGGTGAGATACTATTTAATAATCTTACTGTTGAACCAGCAGTCGGTGACTACGTTAAGTTCCGAGTTAGCTTCTTCAATAGCTACGATGCGTCTTGGTCTTTCTCTCAGCAAGCCAATGGCTTACGGCTATGGTGTCTCAATGGTTGCACCACACCTGACACAGTGGCGCGTAGTAGATACAAACACACTGCATCTATCAACGTCGAAGGCGCAGCAGCCAAGGTAATCAATGGCCTTGAGCATTTCAAATCACGCAAGGATGTTTGGCAAAGCTGGATGCAAACCAAGCTAGAGCAACCACAGATCGAGAACTTCTTTAAAAAGACTGTCTGCAAAGCATTCACACGCCAGCAGTCAGTCACCAAGACCAACGAAAAGCAACTAGAAAACTTGCTAAGTATTTGGAGCGACGAGCGCAGCAGCCTCGGCTCTAACAAGTGGGCACTGTACAACTGCCTTACTTACTGGGCTACGCACACACAAGATCTGCGTAAGCCAGAGATTGCTAAGTACAATCGTGAGATACAGATTGCTAGCGCAATGAAATCAAAACAATGGAACGATATGGTATAAGGAGAACTATCATGACTAACTTCAGGCCAAATATTAACTATCAGCTAACTCTGATAACACCAGAAATAGCAGCAGATTTGCTTAATAAAAACATTAAGAACAGAAAAGTAAACAAGCGAAAGGTTGCTCAGTATGCGAGGGATATGATTAACGGTGACTTTAATTATAACGGGCATACAATTTGTATATCAGATAATGAAATACTGCTTGATGGACAGCAAAGATTAACAGCTTCTGTCCAGACTAATTTATCTTTCTGGACTATACTTGTTGAAGGTTTAGACGAAAAAGTTATGAGTACTATAGATAGCGGGAGAACAAGAACATATGGTGATAGGCTTAAGCTTCGCGGCTATACTAATTACACTACATTAGCATCAGCCGTAACGCATAGTTGTTTAATTGCTAAAAAACATCCTAAGAATAGTGGAATAACATCAGCACAATTAGATAAAGTGTTAGATGCACATCCTCTTTTAATTGATAGCGTTTCTTTTGTAAAAAGCACGTTCCCGAAATGTGACTCATTACTTTCTGCTATTCATTATATTGGTAAGGTTACTTACTCTGAAGAAGTTGCTAACCAGTTTATTCGCTCTTGGAAAGACGGGCAAATTAACTATGAGAATGATCCTATTTATTTTGTTAGAGAGTTGATTAACAAAGACGCTCACCGACTTAAGAAGATGACAACAGTAACTAAGCAAAGGCTTATTGTTTTGTCTTGGAATAAGTTCATAGAAAGTTTGCCATTAAAAAGCGGAAAAGTAGATAAAGAATTATATGAAATAAAAGGCTGGGACAGATCAACAGCTAACTTTGTAGAGTAGGATTTAACATGCGAATGAGTAAACAACACTATGAATTTATTGCAGACACGATTGGGCCAATGGTAGGTTGGCCCTCTCACCTACATTCAATAGCTGATGAGCTAGAGAAAACTAACCCACGTTTTAATCGTGAGAAGTTTCTGCAACGTGCAACCAAAGCTTGGGAGGACAACCATGACATACCAGATGTTGATGACTACATCCCTTATTGAGTGCCCAGAGTGCTACGGTCATGGCACTCTGACATACACTCGGTTCATTAGGCAAGGCTTTGATGTCGATGTAGGCTATGAAGAAGAATACAAAGACACTTGCTTTAACTGCAACGGTGACTGTGAGATTGAAATAGAACCAGAGGATCTTGACAATGATGAGTGACTTGCTGCACTAATGCAGCATGAAATCATATCTTGAATACTTACAAGACAGAGCAAAAGAAACATCTATCTCTTTGCTCTTGTCTTTCAAACGAGCCAGCGTTCCAACGTCAACTTACTATAGAACAATTAATGGAGACACTGAACTAAGGTATGATACAGCAGTGAAAGTAATCAATGCTATCGAAGAACTTCACTCGATACAACAAGCCCGTGAGCATACCGAAAGACTACGCGCTTCTGGTAAAGATATTAACAGACGCTCGGTACGAGCTAAGTTTAAGCCAAGAAGCATTAGCTCATAAGATCGGATGCACTGTATCACTGATCCACAAATGGGAAGCACAGAAGCGTATCCCATCTGGATTCATGTTGATGTGTTGGCTGGATGCTTTAGGCTATGACATCGAAGTCAAAGAAAGGCAGTGCGATTGATTGCATTGCCTGTCAAACAACTACCACTTGGTTCGTTGCAATACTTAAAAACAATGGCGCAGCTACTTACGAAAAGCATTGGTATGTCTGCCTTCATTGCTATGAGGAGGACAAATGGCAAACCGTAACAAGAACAAAGGAACTTACCACGAAAAGTGGTTTGTCGACTGGCTTACGAAAGCGAAGATCAAAGCGAAAAAGCAACCCCTCTCAGGCAGCTTGGGAGGAGAGTATAGCGGCGACATCAAGCTCGAACTCTTCGGACAAGAACTGGTGGGAGAAGTAAAGTATAGGGATAAGTCTAACTTCCCTAGCCCATTCACAGTATTAGATAGGCGAGACATTGCCTTCTATAAAAGACGGACAGGAAGTCCGCAAACTCTGGTCATCATGAGCGGTGATCAATTCCTTAAACTTATGGAGAACGCAAATGCCATACAATCAAAGCAAGATCGGATACCAACAGAATAGATCCAGCAAGCAAGCAGCTGACTTTAATAAAGAAGGCAAGCTAACGATCCGTCACCAAGTCCTTGAGTTATTCAAAGAGCATGGTGAACTTAATAGCGAGCAAGTTTCTCAGCTTCTTAACAAGCCAGAGATTTCAGTGAAACCCAGAATTACTGAGCTAAAAAATGCAGGAGTTATTTGTGACTCAGGCAAGAAAGCTATGGGTAAATGGGGAACATCAATTACAATCTGGAGTTACGATGAAAAAGCCAAAGTCACTGGGTAATGCAGTAGCCAGCAGCGTCTGGGATGCACACATTAATAAAGCCACAAGCTCACCGCACTATGCCAAAGAGTACAAGAAGTATTCCTATGTACTAGATGAGTATGAAATAATGGCTAAGCGCATTAAGAACGGCGAGCCTATTGGTGAGGGCTATCTCAAAGGTAAGCAAAAAGAAAAACTGCTAGAACTTACTGATCTTACTCACGCTGACTTCAAGAAATATCTTGAATAAGCTGCAAGTATGCAGTAGTCTTACCCATATAATAAAAGGAGAACTCAATGGAACGTAAAGGTTTCATAGGCGGCAGCGACTGCGTAAAAATTATGAATGGCGACTGGCTTGAGCTATGGCAAATCAAAACTGGTCGCGTAGATCCAGACGACTTGTCTCGCAATATTGCAGTACAACTTGGTAGCTGGACTGAAGACTTCAATCTTAAATGGTTTGAGCATGAACATGACTGCGTACTGTCTAATCATCAGCATGAGTATGAGCTAGAGATTGGCACTGTACCAGCCAAGGGTATAATTGATGCCAAGTGGGGCAGCTTTATAGTCGAAGCCAAGCACACCAATCCATACAAATCTATGGATGATATTATTGAATACTACATGCCACAGATACAACTGTACTGCTATCTTGCCAAAGCAGACGGTGCTTACTTCTCAGTAATTTTTGGCAACAGTAAATGGGAGTCATCACATGTCTCGTTCGACCTACGCTATTTCAATTCTATGTGGTCGGTGGTGTCAGACTTCTGGGGTTACGTTGTACGCGACGAAGAACCGATTGGTATTCAAACGCCAGACATCTCCATTGACAAGATTGAGGTGGACAACATGGTCAAGCGAGACGCCAGCACAGACAACCAATTCATTGACGCAGCAATTACCTACATCAATGGATACGAACAAAACCGCGTGTTTGAGAACGCAAAGAAAGATCTTAAACAAATGGTCGGTAGTAACGAGCGAGAAGTTTACTGCGACCACCTTACAATCAAACGAGACAAGCGGGGATCACTCCGCATAACAAGGAGAACCAACAATGACTAATAACCTCAACATCTGGGACAAGCTGGCCTCTTCAGACCCCAAATATCTGAAGAAGGTCAGCTTCGGCAGCCGATCATTCACCGCCATTGACCCGCAATACCAAGTCAGAAAGATGACTGAGCAGTTCGGGCCAGTCGGTGAGGGCTGGGGTTGGCACAACACAACAGAGATTGTGCCTGTGAGCAACGGAGACAGCGCTGTGTTAGCGCATGTTACTGTTTGGCATAGTACACCAGCAAATTCATTTGGCCCCTTCACAGGGTGTCGTAAGTTCTTTGATGCAGCCAAGGGTCGTATGGCCGAGGATGCACCGAAGATGGCTATCACTGATGGCCTAACCAAAGCACTGTCGCACATTGGCTGTGATGCTGACATCTTCTTAGGTAAGATGGATGGCAATAAGTACGATCAAGATAGTGGAAACAAGAGCAGTGGCTGGTAGAAACAATAACATCACACTTAAACTACCAGAAGCGCAAGCCTTAATTGCTTGCATCATAGATAGTCTGCACTCAAACAAAGAAAGGAGTAATGAGGAATTAAAATCAATTAATTCAGCAGGCAAAAAATTAAGAATCTTAGAAAAACAATTACAACACAGGAGCCAGAAGCATGGCAGAATATGACGACACAAATAGAGGCGCAGCCTTCACACCATTCCCAACGCAGCAAATGATCTTACAAGGGAAACTCAATATTAAGGGCATGGATTCAAAAGTAGTTCTTGTCAAAGACCAAACCAAAGACGGTCGTGGTATTGTCGAGGTCTATCAGAAGATGGCTGTAATGTTTGACAACGATAAGAAGGGCAATGATGCAGCACCAGATTACTCTGGCCCACTTGGGACAATGGGAGAAGCTTATACCACCATGAGAATTGCTGGATGGAGACGCATGAAAGATGGTAAACCTTATATGTCTTTTCAGATAAGCGACAAACAACAAGGTCAACAATCTGCATCTTCGTCCTTGCCAGAAGATAGCATTCCGTTCTAAGCTAAGCTTAGTTCTCCAGAGGGACGTCCTGCCCTCCTCACAACTGCCCCGCTTAATTAGGTTTCGCACTGTTTAAGTGGGGCTTTTTTTTACCCAAAGGAAACAGCATGGAAACATGGGAAGAAATGACGAAACGTCACAAGCAAGAAAAACTACAGCTAGTAAAAGCACTGGCGCAATCTCGCTGCACACAAACACAAGCAGCAAAAATCCTTGACGTAAAGCTATCTGGCCTGAATAATTTTATTCATCGCAATAACATATATTGGCCTGTGATAGAGCAAGGGAGGAGAATAAATAATGAAGGCTAAAATTAAAATTTGGGATGAAGACCATTCGCAAGTTGCAGAATTAATTGTTCCTCGCGATGCTTCATATCATTGCAACACTGATGCTTTTGTTGCTCGGTGTTGGGAGGCTGCAGATAAGCTAGCTCTTATACTTACACCTTCAGACGAATGGGGCATAGAAATGGTTATTACTTGTGACTTTACGCAAAAAGGAAATCAGTAATGGAAGTAACGCCAGCACATAAAGTAGAATTAGACTTTCTTAAACGCAGAGTTGATACACTAATTGATGAAGAAAACAGAACCGACCCGCATCCAAATGTAAAACAAGATCTATGGGCAGCACGTTCTGAACTAAATCAATTCGTAAACAAACTAAGAAGTGAGGGCTATCACATATGACAGAAGAACAAATGCTAGC